TATTCCACTAAATGTCCCTTCATAGCCATAAGTCGTTCCAGATAATCCAGGGACTAAAGACCTTGCATAAGCTCTTGCAGCCTCTGCCGTGTCGCTTAAAACTTGAGCAGTTACTCCGCCCCCAGTGCCGCGATAGTTGCCAATATCAGCTAACACCTGAGCGCGTGATGGAATACTATCGGTTGCAGTGCCTGTATAAACTCCAGCGTTGACCAAAGAATCTCCTCGCATCATCAGTATATGAGTGTTTGTTGCGGATGATGGATAAATATCTGATGTGTCTGCTTTTTTTCCGAGAGAGTCCCCAATGCTCAACGCCGTAAACATTTGTGCAAAGTTATACCCTAACATTGTTTGCGCGTTTGCGCTTGGAGTTATCCCTGCCCACGTAGTTAGATCAGCATCACCAGCTTGCTTGCTGTTGAAGTTTGACCAATCAGAATATTTTATCAAGCCAGTAAGAATAGCAGTTCCATATTTGGAGGTATCCAATGTTGCAAGTAAAGCATATCCCCCGTTGTTAATAATGTTTAAAAATGTATTAGCAGATGTTATTTTACTCACAGATTTTGAATAAACAGTATCGCGTCTAAGCGTAGAGTCAGGTGCGCCAATAGAGCCTCGCATCTGTGCAAATGTTTGACCAAGCAAAGTTTGAGCATTAGCGCTCGGTGTTATTCCCGCGTAAGTTGTTAAATCAGCGTCACCTGCTTGCTTGCTATTGAATAAAGAGAAGTCCGAAAAACCAAGATAACCTGTAAGGGATGGTGTTGCTTTTATTGTCGTATCTATTCTAATTGTTCCACTACCTGTAATTGTTCCGCCGGATAACCCATTTCCTGTTGCTATACTCGTAACAGTTCCCACAACACTAATTGGTGCAAAATTACTGATTGCAAAAGACAGCGTGATGGGATTTTTTGTTGTATTAGAGTCTGCTCGTAGAGGATATTTGTTTCCAAATTCTATTGTATCAACAGTCGCTCCATTGTTTAATCCAACAATTGCATTTTGTTTGCCATTAAATATATCATACTCTGTTTTAGAAATTGTCCCAGCGGTTACATTTGTTGTCCCTGCAGATGGAATATTTAACGTGTGAATTGTCGTTGCGGATGAAAAAGCAGGTGCAGTTCCGCTTGTTCCTGTTGCAAATGTTTGAGATGCTCCGCTTAATCCATTGAGTGATGCAATACCTCCACCACTAATGCTATTAATTCTATTTGACAGCGAAAGAGTATCATTACCTGTCAAGCGCAATGCAATTAAAGATTTAATATATGCGCTATCAGCAAAAGCCATAGTGCCAAGTGCGGATATTTTAACGTAATGTAGTAGTGAATCGCTTAATCGCGTGAGTGTTACAAAGAGCATTGAATCCGAAGATGAGTAATGCGCGAGTATAGAGTCAATTCTTGTGTTTACTTCCGCTAGAGTCAGTGCACCAAAATATGTTTTTAATTCTGATGCAAATATTGCTCTATTCCTATTTGCCAAACTTTGAGTGGTGTCAACAAAAGGAAAAAGGGCTGTGTTCGGGAGTGCAGCACCGGTTACTCTCGGCATTTCGCTGATTTTTTGCGCACTAACATTTTGCAATGCAGCAAAAATCAGAATTATAAAAAGGATTAAGCGTTTCATGACGGATCCTCAAATGGTAAACTGCAAGGGCGTGATTAATCACGCCCCTACAAAATATTATGCTAGGGTTTCCAGAGCCAACGAAGTGTATATGTTGGATTATCCGTTGCGTCCGGCAAACCCTGCGTGTGCCAAGCTGGGCATTTTATTCTTACCCTGTATGTACCACCAAGTTTTGTAGTTTTTTCTACGGTTCTTGTTCTGATTGGAAACTCTTTTACAGAGTCTGCTGAGGCTGTTAAAACAGAATCCTGAAAAATATTTGTCCAATGCTTTCCCACATATTCATCCACATATATAACTGAGTACATCGAATCAAGCGGTGTAATTTGCAAAGCAAGGAATGATGCTCCGCCAATTTTCGTTCCCACCGATGTTCCTGTTGCGGCCGGGGGCTGTGGAAGAGTATCGGTTTGTGAATTTGCATAGGATTTACCACTCACAAGCGTGTAATAATTATAAAGGGCATAATTTGCCGGGTTCTCATTGCTCTGTCCGATTGCCGGAGGCACAAATGCAAGCACCATTAAGACAATCAGGAGCGCGGTGAATATTATTCGTTTCATTTTTAACTCCTAAATTTTGTTTATTGGGAATATCCCTATCTGTTTAAAACCTGTTCCGGTAACACGGAATATTTACGCGTTACTTTTTTGGTGCATCGGCCTCTTTGCCGGCTACAACTTCATAATCTCGTTTATCGAGATTAGCAATGTCTTTTTCTTCAACGGTTAATACATCGCCGGCTTTCAACACTGTGTCAACACCGGATTTTGCATCACCAAGTTTAAAGTGCAAGGTGGACTTTGATTTGATATTGATCTTTGCCATTGTAATGTCTTTCTTATAATATTTTACATTCGTTTTAAAAGTGGGCGGAAGAATATTCCGCCCCTTCAAAGAATAACTACATCAATTAGGCCGCGGCAGTTTTTAATACTGACAACCCGCTTGCGAGAACGCCTTTGATTCCAATTCGTTCTGTTACACGGAGAATTTCCCCATCCGCCTGCAGAGCGTTGAATGATATAGTTCCACTGCTATCGAGCACGCCTTCACGGCTGGCAAGAATTTCAATTTCGCGCCGCATTCCCATCAGCATATATTTCGGATTGCCAAATGCGGCAAACTTCAATGCTGCACTGGATGTCTGTGTGAGAGCATTAATGCCTACGTTATCAGCTATTGGAGAACCCCAAAGCGTTGCAGGCAGAGCACCGGCGGGTTCGCGGTAAATAAATCGACCTTGAAGATCTTTTAAACCTTCCAACGCGCTTACACACGCAGGAGAAAGGAAATACATCGCGCCATCACGAAAATCAATATTTACTGCATCACGTAAATTTTTGTAATCAATTGCATTTGCATCTGTGATAGATGTTTTTCCATCATCCATCGTCACTACATTACCGGCATAATTTAACAGTCCGGTTTGTGCTGCATACGTTCCGGATCCATCACCAATAAACGCGGCGAGATCTTCTTTTTTCTTGATTGCGCGTGCAATAGAATCTATTACAACCGGCAAGAGCGCAATTGCCGAATCTTCGGGAAGTTCGCTTGACCATGAAGTAATTGCAGCTAATTTATAAGCTGTTAATGTTCCCTGCCCAAACGCAAGATCGGCTGCTGTGATGTTCGATCCCTGCGTGGTCCAGTAGGCAATTGCCTCGGTTGCCAGAGTATCAAGTTTTAAAGTTTCCGCTGTCATTGGAATTGGGCGGAAATACCGGCGAGCTACACCCCATTTTTCAACGAGAACAAATATTTCGGCAAGCAACGGAGTTGGAACCAAATATTTACCGGCGCCGTCTGTGAGTGATGACATCAATCGCATTTGCTGCAATTGAGAAATACCGGAGCTTGTGATGATCTGAGCAGCCTCGCGGAGTTCATCATTTTTCTGCACATCGGACATTTTAACAATCTCTTCGTTCAATTCTTTGCGAAGAGCTGTGCCGCGATCAGATCCTTTTTTCTCCAATACAATTGTATTGAGATATTTTACTGATCGGCGCTGCCACGGTTTTATAAAACTATTCATTGAGAGAACCGGTGCCCGATTTCCTTCTTCAAGATTTGTTGGAGTTGGATTGTTTCCAACTTTTTCCAGCACTTCCTTCATAAAATCCTTTGCAGAGCGCTTCTCTTCAATGGCTTTTGCAGCCATTTCATAGATGCCCTTTGTTTGCGCAAAGCGCGATGCAGTTGCCATTATTTCTTTTGCATCTTCTGCTTCACGTTGTGTAATTTCTACTGCTTTTTGTTTTTCAGCAAAAGCAGTATTTTGTTTGCGGGTTTCTTCTTCAAGCGCAATTATGCGCTTGTCAATTTCCGCTTGTTTGGCGGCAAGTTCTTCGGGTGTCATTGTGTTGACCTTTCTTGTAAATTGTGGAGTAGTGTTATTTAATTGCTTGCGAATCTCTTCGTCTGAAGCATTTTCCGGTAAACCTAATTGTAATGCACGAGCGCTGCGAAATTTCGCAAATTCATCAGCCCCAAGCGGAACTAATGATAATTCCCTGCGTGTCCATTGCGTTGCTACTTTCAACGGCCCTGTGAATTGCCTTCCATTGACCGTTGCAGTTGTATTCTCTTCAATCCACACGGATTGATCAACGGTATAGCCAATAGAAACGCTGTCAATATGCCCTTCTCTGATTTTCGTTTCCGCCTTTGCACCTTCTTCAACGCTCGATAGATATGATCTGCAGATAAGCTTGTCGTTCTCAACTCGCCAATCCCTGGCGCTTCCCAATACCATATCAATGGAAAATCTCATGTGTGTATCCAAAAGAGGAGATTTATCCGGTGATGATTTTGGTGCACGATAGCCGGACATCAACAATATTTCATCAACAATTGCCCAGCGTTCCCAATCCATTACCTGCACCCGTTCTTCCGTGGCTGCAACACATTCGAACGAATGCGTTTTATCATCGTATGAATTTGGAACTACCGGTATGGCGCGGGTTTGGATTTTTTCATTCTGCAGGCGCAAATAATTATTATTTCTCATTCTTAATTCTCCAAGGATTCTAAAACGGTTTTCGAATGTCCGTTTGATTTTCGTTTATGCAGAATTTCCATTGCTTGTAATAAAATATGTTCGTCCTCTATGCTGCGTTTCTTTTGATCGTTCACTCCATTTTTCTTTTGATTGGGTGATTGATCGTTGGTGTTTGCATCGGCTGCATTAACATCATTTAAAGCGGCAGCGCCGGAGTTTGTAGCCTTCTCATTAAACTTTAATGTTATGCCGGCTGCTTCTGCATCAGCTTGTTCCTGCGCGAGTTCAGCATTTACTTCCTGTATGTCCAATCCACTCTCTGCCAGAATCTGAGTGCGTGTTGTAAATCCATATTCAACCGCTAATGCACTTGCCATTATATCTTTGAGAGGATCTACCCAGCTCCAACGCCTGCCAATAAATACGGGTTTATTAAACTTATCAAACTTGGACATCGGCAGATTAAGTGCACCTGAGAGAATTGAAAATTTTAACCATATTCCGTAAAACGGCAAAAGTATTCTATCAATCACAATAATCTGGCGGAGTTTCCATATTTCGCGTGAATCCAATAAACCAACACGGGCCGATGAATAGCTTGTATCTCCAAGATCATTTGTTATTGATGCATAATCGGAACCCATACCAGCACTAAAAGCGTGTGATGTGGTTTTAAATAACATCTCATGTTGAGCAGTGGGAAATTCGGGAGACCACGGAGTAAAATCATTAGCTCCGATGTATTCGAATGATCCCGGTGTGGTATCAAGTTGAGGCACTCCGCCTTCTTCTTCTGAAATTTCTGTTCCTTCTTCATCAACTACTTTTCCGATTGGAGCATTATCCGGCATTTCCGGATTTTTATCGGAGAAGAAGCCCATCTTGCTTGCAGCAGTTTGTGCATTGATCAATACAGCTTCTTCATAATCAGATAAGCGTTTTAATCTGACTAATGATTGAACCAGCAAAGAAATACCGCGTGTTTGATTTGGGGAACGCTGATCAAAAAGATGGAGCATCTGCTCTGCAGGTATTCTTTCATTATCCCCTGCACTTCGCATAGCACCCCATAAATCAACTGAGGATGAACGTTTCCTTATATAATATGCCACTGGCCGGCGCCAGGCATTAAGTTCAACTCCCATTTTCACAATGTTACCATTATCCAATATTGTATTAAGGAATTCATCCACGGCTTCAGGTTCGATGATTTGCAGTTGGATCCCATACTTCGCATCGGAATTGGGAATTATCCGTATGAATACTTCACCATCACGCGCAAACATAACCGATGCAAGCTTTTGTAATGCAGAAAAGGAATGCTGTCCATTGATTGTACAATTTGCTACGAGTGAAAAATCGGCAAGAGCATTTTCAATAAGAGAATTGGCAAGAACATCCTGCTTTTTCTGCCAATTATTGTTTTTATCTTTTACAAATTCGGTTACGTTGCTTTGAAACGTGAATCCATCCGGGCCGGGCACGTTTGCTTCAAATTCCAGCAAGAATCTTTTGGCAAAATCATTTGATCGCTCAATATCCCTTGCGCGTTCGCGGACCAGCCAATTACTTGTAAGTTCCTGCTCTATCGTGCTGAGATTATTCCAATGAGACATCAACCGGCCGGTGTTTGAAGCGGCCATGGAACGTTTGGATGATTTTGAACTTCTATTTATTGATTTAGAAGGAACGGATTGACGGCTGCCAAATGAAAACTTATTGACAAAGTTTGCAATGCTATTTATAATCGGTTGGTTCATGCATTTACCATTTTGGTTAAGATGGTTCTGCTTACATTGCGGCCATTGCGAATGTTTTCTTTACGGCGTTCTTCACGTAAATCTTTTAATGTCAGCGCACGGAATTTATAAAGTTGAATTAATGTAGGACGCCGGTAGGCACGCCCGGCTATTGATATTTCTTCAACAGGATTTACAACATAAGAATTAATGGCAGCGTTGATAAGATCAAGTTGCTTCTGCAAATTGGAGCGCTGATCTGTTGCAATTGCCGTGGTGAGTGATGCAGTAACTTCTAAGCTACCACGATAAACTTCATATTTTTCCGATGTTGCGGTTTCTACCCAGCCATATAAAATATATTGACCTGCAGCAAGACCGTTTGATACCGCACTTAATGTAAATGTCCAAATTCCATCTGCATAACTACCTGCAATTGTTTTTGAACCACCAGCACCATTGATTGTGAAATACGCAAGAGTATATCCATCGGTAAATAAATAATTTGCAAATGATTTTTGAAATGAGATGGTTAACCCGCTAGCGATTCGAACAGGTTCTTTTTGCGGAATTTCCATTAGTCTTATTTTTCCAGTTTAAAATATTGACTAATAGAAGGGTGTAAAATTCGCGGTTACTTAGCAAGAGTAAAAGTGTGCAAAATTGTGCAAGATTGGGCAATAGAACTTTAACGTTTAATAGCGATGCGAAAGCGCGGTTTATATTTTATAATAGGTCTACCCTCTTTGCCTATGAGTGTGTCAGTTTTCAAGGTTAAAGAAGTTTCAATTTCCATCTGTTCCATCATTCTTACCAGTTGGTTTGCCACATAACATACGCTCCACCCCGTTTTATCTGAAATCTTTTTCAGATATTCGCTGGTATCATCATCAAAGTTTACATGCGCATTATATGGTTTGGACATTTACCTTCTTCCCCTTAATTTCATTTTAAAGCGCGGAATTTTGCGCGGCTGCGTTGCACCAAATTGTTTTTCAGATGATACAGGTGCTGGAATTGGTGATACTGATATGGTAGTTCCATCACCTTGTGTAACAATGATGTTTCCATTTTTCTTTTCCCATTGCTGCATCCGAAACGATAATAAATCCGAGAGTCGTTTTAAAAATGGTTCGATGTTTTTACTTCCTCCAGGTGTTGCAATATGCATTGCTGCAAAAGCATAGTTTGTGCAGTCAAGTTTTTCATTGCGTTTGCCGGCCGGTAATGTCCATACTTGCTGAGAATACCCTCTTATTTTTTTTGTAATGATGCGCTCACTTGTGAGCTGCTCAAAATAATCAGCATCACAATGCATATTGAAATGCATCCCTTGCGGTGTAGGACCGTCTTTTTCTATCGGTATATTAAGCCGGTAATAAATCATTTTCTTGCCTTGATGTGTATCAACTAATACAAGTGGGTTCTGCTGCTTCTTAGATTTTGAATATTTAATAAAATCCTTTTGCGGACTATTGGCGCCCTTAACGATTATGAACCTTCTTGTTTTTCTTTTTGCAACATAAACATTTATCGCCTTTGTTTGATCCCCACTATCTATTGCAACGCACATAATCCCGCCAATCTGACCAAATCGAGAAGGGAATCCGTTTTCATAATATCGTTCCTGAAGAACGAATGCATCCATCGATTTGTGAGTTACATCATCTTCAATTGATCCCGGAATAATCGCTGAATCGATATACCAGCATTCCTCATATAACCCAAATCCGTATATAACCATCTCAACCCGGTTCTCCTGCACATCAACTCCAACTGCCAGAGCTACAACACCAAGCGGTATTTTTTCATACGGTTCGCGGCGGGCCATAAGCAGGTTTTCATTGAATTCATAATTCATGTTTTCAATAAACGTTTCACCGAGCGTTGTATTAATCCAAGGCTGTAATCGTTCCGGCCTCTTTTCTGCTTTTAAAAATAATTCAACGATGCGTTTCCATTCTGACCACGGAGAATATAACCTATTGAGCTGAAAGCCTGCATGGTGTTTTACTTCCGGGCGCATTTTACGCCATTCGCCATGTTTTACCATCCATCCCTTATATCGTTCCGGTATATGTTTTTTACAATCACTGCAAACATAATCCACGGACTTTACTTTTTTCCCTTCAGCTTCGTAGTGTAAGAATCCATTTGTGAGGTGCGCAAATTGGGAACGTGCTCCAAAAACCAATATCTGCATGTGATTACAGAACGGGCACGGAACAAAATAAAGCCGCTGATCACTTTCATTCCATGATTGTTCAATACGCGATGCATCTTTAATTGTCGGAGTTGAATTATAAATAAATTTACGGTTAAGATAATTCTCTGCACGCTGTTTACCCAAATCAATAGGATCCCCTTCCGTGCCTACACTTGGCGGAAAACGATCAATATCTTCAAACACAACTATGCGCATACTATATGCCGAAAATGTGGTGGGAGTGTTTGCACCACCAATAACCAAATAACCACCTAAAAAGGATTTGAATAAAATTTCACTATCAGCATTTCTTGATTTTTCATCTGCAAAACGAGTGCGCAAATGTTCATTGTCATTCAACATCGGCTGCAAGTTTATCTTGCTGAATGATTTTGCTTTTTTGTCTGTCTCTTCAACAATAAGAATTGGCGATGGATCATAATGGATATAATAACCCAGTATGTTTTCCATTACTGTAGTCTTTCCACCGCGTGCCGCAGTCATGAATGTAACCTCTTCGATGCCTGGTTCGAGAATTGCATCCATCATTTCGCGCTGGTATGGTGCGCGGCTGCTATGATACTTGCCTGGTTCCGGTGCTCCGCTTGCCTTGCTTAGTATGCGATACGCTTCTGCGTGTTCGCTTACCTTCATTTTTGGCGGCGGTTTCAGAACGCTGAATGCTTTCGGAAGTTCTATATTGATCAACCGCTGCAATGCGTCTGAGTGTGTCCGGGATATGTGAAAGTTCTTCAAAAAGTTCATTTAATTGATCTCTGATTAATTCACTGCGTTCATTTAAATTTAATCCTTCTAGTTGCGGTGATACTTTTTGGGAAAATGGTATAGATGTTTGCCGGATATTACTCAATGCCGTGATTATAATTGGCATAATTTCTTCCAAATCAATCAATGATCGGTTAAGCTTGGCGAGTTGAAGTTCTTTTATCTCTGATGATACTTTCTTCAGGCGAGTGTTCTGATTCATTCCATCAACACCGCCATTTTCCATAACCTTTATTTTCTTTTCAAGATAACTGCAGCGCCATTGAACAATAGACATTAGATTGTATTGGCCGCGGCCTTCCTTCGGCATTCCGTTCTCATTAACCCACTTCGTTATGGTCCGGGGTTCGATGCCGAAGAGCATTGCACATTGAGCATGGTTAAGATAGTTTTTGGGTTCAGGCATTTATATATCGAGTTTTAAAAGTTTTTTAATCTGATCAACTTGCTTTTCTTTTTTCATTCCAACTTTACGGACCAATGCGTCCATCCATTTTACGTAAACATCATTGGGTAATACGAAACGCAGTTTTCCAAGAGCAAATTGAACATCAATGTTAACCTTTTCCTTTTTGGCTTTACCGGGTTTATCAATTAATGCAGTAACATCAATATCGAGGTCAGCCTTTTTAAATCCCCAAGAAAGAAGATCATCAATGTTAAAATTATCCTTCAATAGTTTTAAATTCCATGTGCCATTATTCTTATTAAGCCGGATGTTAAGCTCTTTTTCTTCTGCAATTGTTAATCTTACCTCAACGCAGGGAACTTCGATTAAACCAAGATTCTTTGCAACATCCAATCTACGATGGCCACCAACAATAACATTTTTTCTAGTCGGGTGAGTATTAACAATGAACGGATCCACAATTCCAAACTTCTTTATGCTCTGTGTAAGTGCTTTTTCTTGTTCCTCATTAATCGTTCTGGAATTATATTTTGCACATTTAAGCGCAGAAATTTGATACATAACGACGTTCATTTTGCAAGTCTCCTATGGAATGGAACTGCTAAAATTTTGAGTTATAACTAAAGATGCATCGCAGTCACCTGTTA